AATTAAATAAAAGATTTGAAGAAGTCATGGACAATCAGGTGATCTTTTCAGATGATGATATTGACTCAATTGTCGAAACTATAATTGAGAATAGTACGGAACATGATCATCTAGAGCCTTTTAGCGAAAAAATACTACCACTAGGAAAGAACACTGATAAAACTAGAAAGCTTTATTACAGAAGAAAATATTATAACGAGCATGCTTTTCCGAAGCCGGCAAAGTCCCAAGATATTTTTGATGGTTCTACAGCCGACGATCAATCCAAGTATCAGGGTGTTTCTAGAAAAATTAATATTCCCTTTCATCATATAGATTTTAATCATAAAAAGATTTTTTATGGTAGAATAGACACACATAATCGATCGATATATCCTTCTGAAAAATTTCTAAAATTAGCAAATGGTACCAAAGACGTAATGTTGCTGAATTTTGTTTGTGAAGCTTTGAATGATATGATGGAGAAAATTGAAAGATTAAAGTCTGCAGGTAAAATATCTAAAAAAAGTGTTTATTATAATTTTATACCGGCTACCGGATGGGAAAGTTTTATAAAGGATCACCATTTGGCGATCAAAAGCCTATATGACTCTTTTATAGTGAAATACGTTAATAATCCAAAACTGTTTTCCGAGATAACATCCTTTAACTCATTTTCAGAACATTTTATTTCTTTTTTAAATGGGCTCTTGCCTAAATTTCCGATTACTAGATCAAATATGCAGCTTAGAAAGAATACTAATCCTCGCGTATCCGGTATTATTTTTGAAATCTCAAAGGCAAAGCACGATCAAGACAAGAAGAAGTATACTGATTATATTCTAGATGATCACTTTCTCCAAATTCAGAACATTGCCAATGGCTTTGGGTTTATGATTGATAAGAATGCCCCATGGAGGTTTATAGCAGACTTAGAGTCTCCACAGATGAAGGCGAGAATGACAGAACACGGATTCCCAAACTTGCAGAGCATGTTTGATTCCTGCTTTTACAGATCTCACTTGTATGAAGTTGACAATTTAAAAAAGTACTTTATCTCTTTTTATGATTCGTATGTTGAAGCTTACCCTTATTATACAAAAGTTGAAAAATGTGGAGATGGCTCAAAAGCAAAACTTCTATATAGGCAGAAAAGAAGTAAAAATCCGTTTAATGATAAAAAATTATTACAATATTATTATTATATTAGAGCAAAGGAGTCCAATAAAGACTGGAGCCAAAATATCTTTGATAAAGAATTCAGAGCAGCATGGGAAGTTTTTAAGCATTACGGCTTTGAATCTGCCCTCAATTATATTAACGATAAAACTAGCTTGATTGTCGGTGCTGGCGCCAATTATGGAAATATTATAAAAAAAGATGAAGAAAAACGAATAATATCCAATCATCAGCCGTCTCATAAGAGGAACAATTTTTCAATTAAAATATAGGAGGGAGTTATGTTATTCCAAACACTCGATGACAAAAGAGACTGCGTTGGTGTTTATCGTGATGGATCACTGTGCTTTGATAAGATACCAGAGGATCTCTCAAAGACTTGGAATTATTCAAATTTTCTCGATGGAAGAAATATCGAGTATGCTTCTCTATATTGCCATGGCAAAACGCTTGATCAAGCTTGCCCTGCGCACTTGGTGAAAGATTGGGAAAGAGTATCTAACCGTCTTAAGGCATTCTTGCGCGCCAACAAAATAGCAAAAGTTAATCTATCTGAAAACTGTTTTTTCGACGTTACTCCGGAACGATTTCTAAAAGAATATTGTGAATTAAAAAATCAGATTTGTGAATGGGTATTTGAGAAGTATATACGCCCTGAAAACTATGATCATCTTGCGAGAGTCCAAACCGTTTTAGGCGATATAAAGTATCGTCCCATCAACATTGATCCAAAGCCTCTTTTGAAGTATTATAACAACAACAAAGCTAAAAGTCTTTACCAGAAAGTTGTAAATACCGACTTATTCTGTGATTACAAGCTAAATGGCGCCATAACCGGCAGACTGACACTCACTAATAAATCTCTTCCCCTGATGAACATGAAAAAGGAGTATAGAGAAATAATAAAGCCGAATAATGACTTCTTTATTGAGCTAGACTACAATTCTGCAGAAGTTCGAGTTGTATTAGCGCTAATGGATGTGGATCAGCCGACAGAAGACATACATGAGTATCATGCTAGTAATTTATATAATTGCTGTCGCGACGAAGCCAAAAAACGGTTCTTTGCTTGGTTGTATAATCCGAACTCAGAAGATCATATTTCAAGTGGGCAGTATGACAGAGATATGATTTTGGGCAGATATAGATCACATGACTCGGTTGAGACTTTATTCAAAAGAAAGATCAAATGTGACGATTTTCACGCCTTTAATTATCTTATTCAGAGTACATGCGCTGATATGGTTTTGGATAGAATGTGCGACATTTACGAACTTCTGAGGGGGAAACTATCCTATATAGCATTTACACTGCATGACAGTATTATTTTAGATTTCGCTTCTGAAGACAAAGGCTTGATCAACAATATTGTTGAAAGATATAGAGACACTAAACTGGGCAGATTTAAGACTTCCATATCAGCCGGCAAAGACTTATATAATTTAAAAACTATTAATATATAAATTACATATAACAAGAACTATTCGAATATTAATACTAGGAGTGAAAGTGAATATAATAGGGTTAGGGAAAGCAGGGTGTAAGATAGCGGAATCATTCAAACAGTATCCTCAATATACTATTTTCAAGTTTGATTCTGACGAGAAGCTTAAAAGAAAAAAGAATTGTTTTAATATACCTCCACAGAGCAGTGTGGAATTGTATGATGCGAACCCGATCGATCTTAAAAGGCTTGCTAGCAATATAGAAAAAGAAGAAGAAGTTTACTTTATCACATGTGGATCCGGAAAGATCGCCGGCGCAACCTTGTGGATTTTACACGAACTACGCCATCTAAAGATCAATATTATATACATTAAATCAGACTTAGACACCATGGGTAAAAAGTCCAAATTAAGACACAACGCACACTTTCACATACTACAAGAATACACCAGATCAGCAGTTTTTAACAAAATGTACATATTTGACAACAATAAGATGTCAGATGTTATAGGAAATGTTTCAGTGCTACAGCATTATAACAAGATTAATGAATTTATAGTTAATTCTATACATTGGCTAAACATTTATAACAATTCAGAACCGGTGTTTGATACCTTTAGAGAGGAGTTGATCACTTCTAATATATGTGCACTCAGCTTAATAAACATCGCCGAAGAAGAGGAAGTCGATGTTTTTTCTTTAAAAAAGTGTAATCAGATTAAATATTTTTACGGCGTCAATCGTATAACAATAGAGGAAGACGAAACCTTGCTTGACAAGCTTAATCGGATCTCAGTTAAAAACGCCGACGATACCATATCGATATTATATGGAATTTTTTCTACTGAAATGGAGATTGGCTTTTCGTTTGCAATCAAATCATCATCTCATATACAATATAAGGAGTAAAAATGGGAAATATTAAATATTATAGAGGATCGTTTCGAAAATCCTCCGGAGAACTACGAACAATGTTTTTTGTTCGAACAGAAGATATGCCAACTTCGTTCATCACTGAAAATACTAAGGGTACCGGCAAAACACGCAATCTCTCGAAAGGACTAGAGACTGTTTGGGATCTTCAGGCGTCTGCTTGGCGAACCTTTAACTGGAGTAAAGTGACTGATAACGAAGAAGTCGAGACTTTTCAAGGCGACGAAAATATTTTGAATAAATTTATTGAGTCAAACGTACAATAAACAGCAAATAAGCAGATCAGCTTATTTGACTATAGACAAAAAGTCACAATTAATAAAAGGAGAAAATATTATGGCTATCGATTTTAAAAAGATGAAGCAAAAGCTTCACACACTTCAAAACGGAGGGGGATCCAAAAGCAATATATTTTGGAAACCTCAAGATGGCGATCAAACAGTACGTATTGTACCTACTGCCGATGGCGATCCGTTTAAAGAAATGTGGTTCCACTATAATGTGGGCAAAAACGCTGGATTTGTGTGCCCAAAAAAGAATCACGGAAAGGATTGTCCTGTCTGTAATTTTGCTTGGCACATCATGAAAGAAGCAAAAGATAATAACGACGCTGATACGTTGAAACTCTCTAAATCGCTTCTTCCGAAGCAACGTTTCTTCTCGCCGGTATATGTACGAGGCGAAGAGAATCAAGGAGTTCGACTTTGGGGTTATGGTAAAATGGCTTATACTGAATTAATCCAGTTGGTACTTAATCCGGATTATGGTGATATCACCGATACTGATACCGGTACTGACTTAGTGATCAATTATGGCAAGCCTGCAGGAGCATCTTATCCTGTAACCAAGATCCACCCTCGGCGTCGCCCATCAGCACTGGCAGAGTCTAAAGACGATATCAACAGCCTTCTAGATGGAATTCCGGAATTTGCCGAGAACTTTAATCAAAAAACGATTGAAGAAATCGAGGAAATGCTTGAGAACTTCCTGTCCGGCGAAGCAGATGCCACTGAGGGGGGCGAAACTACTAAATATTCTAGTACCGCCACCACCGGTGAAACTTCAGATGTAGATACTGCGTTTAGTGAATTGCTGTCATAATATTTCAGAGTTTGGCAATTCTCTTTAAAAAATTGCCTTTTTTACATGACAACAGAGGAGTAATGCATGTTTTTATTGTCTATGTTCTTGATCGCTTGTGGTGATCAAGAATCTGATTCAGGGACTGAAGAAGTTGTTGAACAAGTGGAAGAAGAAGTAAGCGAACCAGAAGATTCAGCCGAATCTGAAGAGGAACTAGAAGAGTAATTCCACACTCCCCGCAGGAAGGCATGGGGTTACAGATGCCTTATTTTTTTGAATGATTTGAACTTTAAGACGTTATATAAAAAAATGAATAATAAAACCAACTAGACGTATAATATAAAAGGAGAGTATACATGGCTAGAAAGAAAATGAAGACTGCCCCATCGGCTGGGAAGCTCACATTCAAAGACAAGCTTAAGATGATTAATAAATTAGCTGGTGGTGATGTAGCCCATGATCTCACACAAGAAAACCCAACAGACGTTTATGACTGGATTTCAACCGGTTCTACTTGGCTGGATTCGATCATATGTCGAGGAAAGAAAGCAGGCATCCCAATTGGGAAGATAACTGAGCTAGCCGGGCTGACGTCAACAGGAAAATCTTATATGGCAGCACAGATATCGGGCAACGCCCAGAAAAAGGGTTATAACGTTTATTATTTTGATTCTGAATCGGCAGTTAGCTCAGAGTTCTTAGAGAAGTGTGGGTGTACTCTAAAAGAAGAAGAAGGACTTGGAGATTTTGTTTATATCCAAGCCCAAAATGTAGAGTTTGTTCTAGAGACAATTGAAGCTGTACTAGGCTCAGGCGAGAGGAACAACTTGTTTGTTTGGGACTCTTTAGCTCTCACACCCGCCATCGCCGATATAAATTCAGATTTTAATCCTCAGAGTACAATGGCAGTAAAGCCACGAATTCTGTCGAAAGGATTGGCGAAGCTACTTCAGCCGATCGTAAATTCCAACTCCGCTTTGCTGGTGCTAAACCAGTTGAAAGACAACATCACTAGAAGTCCATCAGAAGCCATGACGACTCCCTACTTTACTCCCGGCGGAAAAGCTTTAATATATTCTTATTCCCTTCGAATATGGCTTACTGGGAGAAAGGCAAAAGCATCGTTCGTTTACGATGATAAAGGTTACAGAGTTGGCTCCGAAGTCAAGTGTAAATTAGAAAAGTCACGCTTCGGAACACACGGTAGAACTTGCAATTTTAAGATCCTGTGGGGTGATGATGTGGGCATTCAAGATGAAGAATCGTGGTTTGATGCCATCTCTCCATCTGAATACATTAGCAATAGCGGAGCTTGGTTCAATTTAAAAACACCAGATGGATATGAGAAAAGATTTCAAAAATCAAAGTTTGCAGATCTTGCAAGAGGCGATGAAGAGTTTAGAAAGAAAGTTTTGGACATCATCGATGAAGAAGTCATCATGAAGTTCGACAAAAGGTTGGGTGAGGCATCCCAGTATTATGATGAGGAAAAGTCATAATATAAAAACCTCCTTTGTTTGTATGGTTGCTCCCCCCATTAATTTGGGGGGAGCTTTTTTTTGAATAAACTAGGCTCGTGGACGTATAATATTTATAAGGGGGAAAAGATGGAACATTTAACAAATTGCCATGGCGAATGGAATTTTTTATTTGCAATGTGTGGTTCATTACCATTTATCAGCGTATGGGCAAAATCTAAATTTTGGAGGGATCATGAAGAAGATCATTCATGTAAATCAGCACAAGATTAGATCTAATACGAAACATGGTACGGATGAGCCTGTCTTAACTGTGAAGACATACAAGGAGAACAACTATGCTCACGAAGCCATTCTAAAGACGAAGGCTGGAGGCGAACTAGCGCGAGTGATATACCGTCCGCATAAGCCACTCAGTTGTGGCGCGAGAGTATGGATAGAAGTAGATACAAACACAATAGACATAGAATTAATCAACAGGGGGAATAATGAAAAAAGTATTAATAATTGACGCACTAAACATGTTCTTTCGCTGCTACGCGAGAGATCCAAGCATATCAACTCAAGGGTATCCTTCAGGGGGCTGTGTAGGCTTTCTGAAGAGCATGCAGAAGTCCATGAGGCTAACACAGCCTGACGATGTTATAATCGCCTGGGACGGTGCTGGGGGCTCTAGAAGACGAAGGCAGATTAACAAAAACTACAAGCTGGGACGCAAAGTTGTACATCTTCCAAAAGATATGAATTACAACTTTGATCAAGAGGAGGAAACCAGCAACAAAGTTTGGCAACAGATGCGCCTTCTAGAATATTTAGATAATCTTCCGATATGCCAATTTATGTTCGAAGATGTGGAAGCGGATGATGTAATATCGGCAATTGTGCAATCTGAACATATGAAAGACTGGAAGAAAATAATTCTTTCAAATGATCGTGACTTTATGCAATTATGTGACGAAAACACTATTTTATGTCGTCCGGCAAAAAAGCCATGGGAAGTGCTGAATACAAACCGGATTGTTGAAGACACACAAGTACATCCCATTAATATGGCTTTAGCTCGAGCCATTGTAGGAGATAAATCTGATAATCTCCCGGGAGTCCCGAACGTTGGGTTCGGTAGGGTAAACAAGTTCTTTCCATTCTTGGCGGAAGAGGAAGAATATAGTGTGCAGGATCTAATTAAGAAAGCAGAGTTACTGACTAAAACCAATAAAAGCAAGTTTCTTGCTTCAATAATCGAACACCGTAGTGTGATTCATGAGAATTATCGAATAATGCAACTTTATCAGCCGTTTATCAGCTATCAGTCTCGTACGAAAGTAGATAACTGTCTCGAGAGTAGAGAAAAGCATTTTAATATGACTGAATTTCGCCTAATGTTGTCAGAAGACGGATTTATATCTCTGAAATGGGACATATTAGAGCAAACAATGAGAAGAATCGTTGACTTATAAACCAAAAACAAACAAAGGAGGGGTTATGAATATGAGAAAAATGCCGGATGATTTCGCGAAATTTGGAAAACACTTTCAAGAAGCGATGGTACAGATTATGCTTGAGGATCGCCCATATTGCGATCAAATAACAGAGGTGTTAGATACTAACTTTTTTGAGCTAGCATATCTACAGGTTTTTGTGAAGAAGATCTTAACATATCGTGATAAGTATAAGGTGCATCCAACCTACAAAACGATGATATCTATTCTCCGGACAGATCTGGATAATGAGAACGAAGCACTTCAGACACAAGTTAAAGATTTCTTTTCTAGAATTCACGCTAACGATGTGCAAGACGTAGAATATATTAAATGTACTAGCTTGGATTTTTGCAGAAAACAAAAGTTAAAAGGCGCCCTGCTCGAAACAATTGATCTTATACAATCATCTTCATACGACGAAATAAGTAAAGTTATCAACGATGCCTTGTCTTTGGGAATGGGCAATGAAGCCGGCTATGAATATCTTACAGACTTTGAGGAAAGATATACCTTGAAAGCTCGAAATCCGCAATCTACCGGCTGGAACGAGATAGATAATATAACCTCCGGAGGATTAGGTAAAAGTGAGCTAGGAGTCGTTGTAGCACCCACAGGAGCCGGGAAATCAATGGTTCTGACATGTCTAGGATCTAAAGCGATAAAAGAGGGTAAAATAGTAGTACATTATACCATGGAGCTTGGCGATAAAGTAATTGGAAGAAGATACGATGCCTGTATCACTGGTGTCCCACTTAATGACTTGAACGCATTTAAGGAACAAGTTTACGAAGAAATTAGTGATTTAGACGGGAGCTTGATAATTAAAGAATACCCCACAAAGTCTGCATCGACTCAGACTATCAAAACACATTTAGAAAAGCTCAAGAAGAGAGGCATTGAACCAAATATGATAATCGTTGATTATGCAGACTTATTAAAGCCAGTCAGTTTGACTAGAGAAAAGAGGCATGATTTGGAAAATATATATGAAGAGCTTCGTGGAATTGCACAAATTTATGAATGTCCGCTGTGGACAGCATCTCAGACGAACCGATCGGGACTTAACGCGGAAGTCGTAACAATGGAAGCAATATCAGAAGCTTTTAATAAGTGTTTTGTGGCGGATTTTATCTTCTCTGTGTCAAGAACAGCCCAAGATAAAGTTAACAATACCGGACGTTTGTTTATAGCTAAAAATAGAAATGGCCCTGATGGCATAGTTTATCCTATCATGGCGGATTGGAGTAATGTCAATATGAATGTACTCCCAGAGTCATCAGAAACGATGATACAGATCGAAGAGAGATCGCTTTCCGAAAGAAAAGCAGACTTATATAATAAATATAAAACTAAAAAGAAGGAGTAAAAACTTATGGAAGTCTCAAATAAAATTTTATCAGACATTACTGTCTATATGAAGTACTCTCGCTATCTAGACAGCAAGAAGCGGAGAGAAAACTGGTATGAATTAGTTACCAGAAACAAAAACATGCACATTAAGAAGTATCCCCAGATCGCAGAAGAGATTGAGGACGTATACAAGTACGTATATAATAAAAAAGTGCTTCCCTCAATGCGCTCGATGCAATTTGCAGGAAAGCCGATTGAAGTATCACCAAATAGGGTATTTAATTGCGCATATATGCCCATCGATGATTTGAGAGCTTTTGGCGAGACTATGTTTCTGCTTTTAGGAGGCACTGGCGTTGGCTTTTCGGTTCAGCATCATCATGTCGATCGACTGCCAGAAATTCATAAGCCGGGCGGAAAAAGAACGCGCCGCTTTTTGATTGGTGACTCGATAGAAGGATGGGCAGACGCCGTGAAAGCGTTGATAACATCCTATTTTAAAGGCACATCCAGACTTCGATTTGATTTTTCTGATATTCGCCCGAAGGGCGCAGCGCTGGTTACATCTGGCGGTAAAGCCCCCGGCCCACAGCCACTAAAAGAGTGTATTGTCAAAATTGAAGGAATCTTAGACTATAAGCAAAATGGAGACAAGCTTACTACGATCGAGGTACACGATATCGTTTGTCATATTGCAGACGCTGTTCTAGCTGGTGGTATCCGCCGCGCAGCCCTTATTTCTTTATTCAGCGCCGATGACGAGGATATGCTAGCAGCTAAAGTTGGCAATTGGTTCGAAAATAATCCGCAACGCGGTAGAGCCAACAATTCGGTTGTTTTGTTGAGACACC